ACGCACCTTACTATTATTGAATGTTTTAATCTGCATTAGAATTGTTTCATTGGCTGAAATGCGATTCAATGCCAATGGATTAATCTGTTGAAATAAAGAACCTGCCTGTGATAACACTCTTGTAATTTCTTTTGTTTCATCTTCAGTAAATGTGGCAGTACCAGAAGCATCAACAAACGAAGCATCACGAAACCAAACATCTTTGGTTGTAGATAACTTACCAATATCCACATTGAATGATGCCTTCATATCAGATATGGTTTTGCCTGTGTATGATGTATGAAACACCACGCCTAATTGTGCAGCCATCATTGACTGTGCTAGTTTTGAATCAGCAGGAATGGCATAGACGATTGTGTTTGGTTGAAAGGTAATATATTTTTCACCATCTATGGTTTCTTTTTTCAAATCACTTTTTGAAAACATCATATCGCCTTGCAATACACCTTTGATACCAAGTTTTGGTAGATAACGTAATGCAACTTTCAACTTATCATTCAGACCTTCGGCTGGGTGATTTTTGTCAATGTCTTTATCTGTATAATTTAGTTTTGCATTTTTAGCAAACACACCCTTAGTACCAACAAAGAATTTACCATTTTCTGGATTGTTACCAACAAATATTGCTGGTGCACCGTCCCATTTTGTTGTTACATTAACATGAGATTGTGATTGACCAGCAAGCATATCACGGAGAGAACGGAGAAAATTAATTGCTTCTCGGCCACCTGCTACACCACGATTGAGCAATTCATCTTCAATATGCTCAAGGTGAACATTCTTGCCTTCTTTGCCTTCTGTTAAGTATTCTGTGAATTTCATTTTATAGTATCTTTATAAAATAAGAACTTTCTTTTGTTTGAGATTTAGCATAGTAAATAAGGTCTGAAGCTATGTCATCTTGGTTACCAGAAGTCATGAACAAATCTAAAAATTTTAAATTCATGTATTTTGAAAAGTAAAAAGAACCAGGAGAATCAGAGTCTTTAGCTTTTGCAGCTGCTTTAAATTCTTCTAAAGTTTTAAGTTTGTCAGTACCATTGTAATATTTTTTATACAATCTGAAAAACTCTGTCATAAATCCTGATGTTTTTGTAAAAGCGAAAACTTCTTTTTCTGATTCTTTGAATAATGCTTTTTTATCTGTTCTAGATTTTTTCACATATTCATTTATATTGCCACCACCTATTTTACCAGCAGCCGCTGCACCACCTTGAGCTTCACCTTGCCAAGATTCAGTTGTATTTGTTGCTCTAAATTGAATTTCAATTCCACTTATCGTCATATACATATCAATCGAATTAAAAAAACTACCTTTACTCCCAGCAGCTGCAAGCCTATAACTTTGAAATTTATACTTAGTTTTTACAACTCCTGGAATATTAGATTCTTCTTTTACGGCGTTTTCTTTTTCAACTTTTTTTAATGACACACCTAACAATTTATTTTTTTGCGCTAACTCGTAAATTTGTTGGTTTAAATCTGCCCAAGAAGCCGTGGTTAATTTAGGCAAATCAGTTACACTTTTTCCTAAAGTTGTCATCCAAATATCACCTGGATTCCATTTATTCTTATCAAAAGAACCTTGAACTGCATTTTTTTTCAAACATTCTTTATGATAAGAATAAATTTTATTCATAAAATCAGAATCTCTGTGAAAATATACAGGAAATTTAAATTTCATCTTATAATCTTTATATAATAAATTTGCAGCTCTTATCATAGAAATTGTCCATCCTTCATCATTTGCAACATTTTCTATTATCATATCTATTGTTAAACTTCCTGTATCGCAATATTTGGCAGATTCTTTAAAGTTTTTTATGGATAAATCTTCTGGACTGTCTATTTCTTTTTTTATCACATTAAATACCAAAGAACAAAAGTAACATTGTCCACTTTCAGTATATTTTGTTAATGTTGCTCCACCCCTGGCACCTCCACCTCCACCAAACTCCTTTGTCTTGGTAAAATCTTTCATGCTATATGATTTACCAGTTGTGCTTATAAATTTTAATGCAGAGAATGAACTCCTATCTTCTCTTTCTCCACATGGTTTAAGTTTATCTAAAATTTGTAATTGAGATTTATTATTTCTAGAATTACTGTCTGTGCCAGTAATAGAAAAAGTAGCTTGTTTCTTATCTTCCATATCAAATGGTTGCTTATAAGAATCGGTGCCAATTTTTTCATATTTCATTTTGGCAAAAAATTTTTGTTTTCTAGAAATAAACTTATCTTTTTTTGTCGCTATTTTGAAAAAATCTTTATATGTTAAACTACTCATTTTACCTCAGAAGTTTTTAACCATCGTTTAACAATTTTTTGATAACCTGGTATAGTCATTCCTTTTGATTTTGTTGGCATTATGGTTGTGCCAAAATTTTAATTGGAGTTAATGGGCCGTTATTATGTTTTATTTGTATGCCAAACATTCTTTTACCATCAGCATGAACACTCATTAATGAACCTGCACTTTTTTCAACATGAACTTTTTTAGCATCACGCAAGGCATGATATGTTTCATTATCTGATGGATCTTCCGTGTGAGCAGAAGCTTGTTTGTCATAACCACCTGTACCATGGGTCTTAACATAAGGCAAAGCATGAGAAGTGCTAGCTTTCACATATGTTTTTAACATATGTTCTTTTAAATCATTACTTTTCATTGATGAGTAATGTTGGTGTAATTTATCACGAACTTTAGTGTTAATTGTCGTAGCGTGTTCTAATGCTTCTCTGTATGCAGGAGTATTGCGATAACCTTTTGTTTCTTTTTTACCAGCAATTTTAGCTGCGGCTTGTGTCATAACTGTTGGCAATCCTTTCTTTTTAGCGTAAGAAAGATGTTGTTTTTTAACTTCACTTTCTAAATCAATACCTAAAGATTTACCAATTGATCCGGCGCCACCATTATGAAAACCTATTTTTTTAGCAGAAGAAGATTTTAATGATGCACCAAGATAGCCGTGTTCGGCTGCTTTTGGTTTATTATGAAAATGAACAACTACATCAGAAGGATTTTCTTGTTGTGTTGCTTTGATACCGGTGTGTTTTTCAATATCACCTGGTTTAGCTGTTAAATGCACAGCTTTAATCTTAGAATATCCATTTTTTTTAGCATGTTCAGTAAACGATTTAGTTTGAGCAATTGCTCTATCATTTTGTCTGCGTGCTTCCAATTTATCATATTTGTCTAACATTGATTTATGATGAAAAGCTGCTTTTTTATGGTCATCATCAACCCATTTTTGTTGATTAGCGTGATATGCAAACATAGCTTCATTAAACGCACCACGATGAATATTGATGGATGAAGCAGACATTTCTGTTAAAATAGATTCATTTACTTTATTTTTTTCAGTTTTAGAGTGTATATCGTGCTCGTGAGATAAACGACCAATAATATGTTCTGGATCCATTTTGTAAAAGGTGTGTGTAACTTCACCATACTTATTTTTAGCATGGTGATAATCTCCTTTTTTATGAAGGGTATATTTTCCTTTGTTTGGGTGCTCTAGTTCGTGAGTTTGAGTTTCTTGCTCAGATTCAACTAGAAAAGACATAAAACCTTGCATGATTATCCTTTTAAAATATCCTTTATTTATCTTATAATATCTATCTCTTTATCACCAGTCCAAACTTCCATCTCTGTTCTCAATCGGTTCTCGGTTTGAAGTGTTGTATATCTACTACAAGCCTTTTTTCTCCACCATTCTACTAGATTCACCAGGTGAAATTTATCATAGTTCTCTTTATCTTTAATTAGTTTGTCTGTTTTACCAAGAACCACATCTTTAAAGTTGGAGAATCCATAGTTAGAATAGTAATATCGCTTTTGCTCAGTTAGACCTTTAGCCTTCTCAATTGTATCCATAAACGAGTCATAATCACTCTTATGATTCTTTAATGATGCTTTGGTCATCGCAATAATTGTGGTGCTTATCTTTAGTTTACGAGAACTAGCATCGGCAGGCACAAACTGACCTACAATACCTTCAACATAGTTTTTTAAATCTTCATATGGTTTGCCATGCATCATAGGCAGGAAATTAGATTCTGTTACACCACCAAAACGCAAATAAGGTTTCATGCCATCATATTGCGATATTGCTTTTGTAGTGCCATATAAACTTGTGGTCTCAAACAAGCAGGTGTTCATCTTGTATTTTTTGTCTAATATCTCTCGCACTTCATGTGAACAACAGATAGCTGCCAACAATTTACCACCAAGATAATTAAAACCAAATGGTTGTGCTGGTACGATAACAAATCCCATGGCAGTAGCACGATTAAATGACTGTGCGGTTTCTAGTTCGTTGGTCATTACACAACCAAGAAGTTGATTTCTTGGCTTCATCATAATTGTAGGAGAACCAAGGCGAATAAACCCAACCCACTTTTGAGTTTTCTTTTCTAATACAGCCAAACGAACATTACGACCAGGTGAAGATAGATTATTATGTGATGAGATGATATCTAAGTATAATTGCCATCTTGGTGATTCTAATTCAACGACCTCAAATTCCATATCTTGTGGGTTCATTGTAAAATCACTAAACAAATCTTCTTCAGGACCACAACCTGGCAAAGAAAAAGGCATTTCTGCTAAGGCATTGAGCTTCTGCTCTCGCATATACTCATCAATACGATTGAAGTTACCAAAGTAATCTTCAAATACTTTAGCACAATGTTGGGCTTGTTGAAGGTTTAAACTCATACTTTAAGGTCGTTAAATTTATTGTTAAATCTTTTCTCACGATTACCAAAAGTATTTAATGGTATATCAGGAATGTTTTGAACTTGGCCAGAATCAGAGATGCCTTGTTGTGCCGATGGTTCAGCATCATACAATCTCATCTTAGACCTGTCAACACCAATCACAAATCGTTTGTATAAATTTGGATCACCATAACGATTCTTTAATTGTTTGACCAACATCTGATTGAGAGATTCTAGTTCTTCATTTGAGATTAAAGCAAACATGAAATCGGCAGTAGCAGGCAGACCAAACGATTCACTTGTATCTTCTAGGCCAACATCGGAGTTGGAGAAGCCGCTACGAGTTGTTTGTGTGGCAGAAACAATTGGTAAATTATGTTCTACTGCCAGACCACGGAGTTCTTCAGCAATACTTTTAATGTAAGTATAACTGTTGACATTTCCGCCTGGTTTGATACGAGCAGAGGCACAAATGTTTAGATAATCAATAAAGATGATGTCAGGCTTAAATGTTTTCTTTAGAGCCAATTCATTCAATAGGGCACGAAAGTGTAGCACAGAAGCACAGGCAGTTGGATACTCTTTGATAATTAATTTGCCTTGCGTTTTGTTTTTAAGAATTGAAAACTTTCTTTCATAATCAGTTTTACTAATGACACGCAATTCGTCCATTGTCAAGTTTAATTGATTGGCGTCAATACGCTCAGCGATTCGTTCTTCGGCCATTTCTAATGTAATGTATAGAACATTGAGGCCTTGACTGATACAGGCAGCTGCACAATGACACATGAACAATGATTTACCAACGCCTGTGCCTGCAAGAGCAATATTCAATGTCTTAACTGGCAGACCGCCTTTGGTAATTTTGTTGAAGATATCTAAGTCAAAT